TAGTAATACTTCGGGTCCACGTCGTGCGTGTGGTCCTCTGTGGCAACGGTTTGGGGAGCCCCTGGGTTCGTGTCGATCATCGCGGAGTCGGTTGCACTCGGTCCGCCTGATGTCCAGGGCGGCGGGTTATTGACGGTACCGCCAGTTGTGCCGCTGTAGTGTGCGCCGTCGGCCGATATGAGCACACGCCCATTCGAAGCGGCCAGTTCAGACCATCCAGGAGGGATGTTCGCCGGGTCCGCGTGCATCCTGATCGTTTCGTCTATCTTCCCATCGAGGCAGCCGGATTCGTTTACATAGTCGCCCTCGGCTTCCGCGATATACGGGATAACCGCGTCGGCCTGTACGTTCGGGTCTTCTCGCCTGCCGTTGCGAGGAAGCCAGACCTTGTGAGTTGTCCCGGCATCAATACCCGTGCCATCGCGGTTACACGGATTCACATTGACGAATGAGCCGTTGCCCGTCGCGGTCGCGTCATCCGTCCATATCGCCGTCGCCTTACCCCAAAGGCCACCCTGATCGTCGGAACCGTCCCCCAGCCGGACTATCGCCCATTGCGTCCCTGTGCCCGTCGCCTTCCAGAGTATGCGCGCCGAGCCGGAGGCACCGCTGGCCAGCATCGTGCGGTCGTCGTCCTTGATCTCGGCGTAAGTATGATCGGCGTCGGTAACATCGATCTGGACCTGCACCACGCCCGAGACAACCGCCTTGCCGATCTGGCCGTCGGGGATCGCCTCGATGCAGACGACGAACAGGCCCTCATGCTTGTCGATGTCCGGCGTACTCGCGGTGAACATGACGCGCGACTTGAACTCGTTGGAGTTGGTCGCCTCGGCGATCAGCGGGCCGTCGATGCCGAGCACGCCGAACCAGTCAACGGCGTAGCCGGACTTATTCTCGACCAGGACGACGCTCGCCTGCGGGCGCGGCCCCTGCCCGGCCCGGCCGCCCATGATGCCCTGAGCCCCCTGGATTACTTCCGCCGCGCCGACGAACTGATTCCAGGTGTCTGCCGGGATGCCGTTCAACCTGTCGCCGACCTTGATCCGCTTCATTAGATAGCCAACCCGGAATGATCCGCGATTTCATAGACCTGCTCGACATAGATCGCCTCCATCGTGGAGATGACCCTATCGCTCGCATCATCCTTGCGCGGCACACAATAGGTCCAGACGTATTTCCACCCCAGCTTCGCCGGGACGTCCGTGTCGCTGATCTTCACCTCGCCGTCCGCAATGTTCGGCGATGCCGCCATGTGGTAGACCACCTCCAGGCCGCCGTCGCCCCGGGAGCGGCCGAAGTCGGCCCACTTGAAAAGGCACTCGCCGGCCGCCAGTGTAATGTGGATCCCCGTTTCGGTGTCCGTGTAGGTCACTTCCGCGTTGTTCACGGTCCAACTGAGATTGTACAGCGTGTCCAAGATGAGATCGCCCGGGACCTCCCACACCTTTATGATCGTGAACTCGAATTGGCGCACGCCGACATCGACGCCCTCGAACTCCTCGCCGTTCCAGCCAATGCCTTGCTGGAAGTCGGGAGCAACGGCGGGATCGGGAACTGCGTACCGGCCCCTCGACGAGTTGGTATGGATGCTGTGCGTCCGGTGCATCGTCCCGCCGCCCGTCGTGCCCTGGATCACGATGCCGTTCAGCGCGATGGGTTCGCGCTCCTCGCCCGCCTTATCCTCGGTCGAGATATACGGTGCCCGGCCGATCCACCGGCAGTGCGATGGGTTTTCGGTATCGATGAAATCCGGCTCGACTTCGCAAACATCGCGGATCAGGCTGTTGGCCACCGAGGGCGCCGCGGCCTTCAGCGCGGTCATCGCCTCGGCTTCGTCCGACGTGCCCGTGACGACGTATATCCGGACATGGCTCTTGCCGTCGGTCAGCGGCCGTGAGGTGCATCGTTCTGTTACCGTTATGCTCATCCTGCCACCGCCGCTATCCTGGCCTTTTCCGCCAACAGCCGCGTTTGTTTCTTTTGTTCAACCAGGGCGGCCTTGAGCGTCAGGTCAACGTTTTTCAGTATCTTGCCTTGCGGGTCCATGCCCGCAATCGCGTAGGGGTTGAACGTGCCGACGGACCGCGCCCGCTGCATCTCGCCGTCCACGTCAGGGCTCGGGCCCGCCCCCGCTCCGCCGCCAGCTCCCGGAACGCCCGCCGCCTTGGCCGCCTTGGCCGCGTCGATTTTGCTTTGCAGGGCCTTTTCGGCCGCAGCCACCACAGCCTCTAGCGCGGCGATCTCCGCGTCGCGTTCCTTGTGGATCTGCCGAAGCCGCGCCTCGGATTCGGCATCGGTGGGTGGCCTCATCCTGTCGGCCTTATCCAAGGCGGCCTTCAACTCCTTGCGTATTCTGTCCCGCGCGGCCATTGCCTCGGCCTGCGACATGATGCCAGTTTCCTTGGCAAAGCCAACCGCCGCGCCCTTCACGGCTGCGCCGACCTTCGCATTGAGCTTATCCAGTGCCCTGATAGTTGGATCCAGTGAACCCTCAATGGAGTGGAGGAAGATCTCCCACATCGTTCGCATGTCGGCGACGGCCTCGATCCAGCCGATCTTGAATGAGGTCGTGAACTTCGCCCAGAGCAGCGACAGCGTAGCCGTCAGGACGCCGAACGCCGCCTCCATGTCGCCCGCGCTCAATGCGCTCATGATCGCGCCCCATGCCTCAGAGAAGATTTTGCCCATGCCCTTGAACGCCCGGTCCCATATCCCGAAGACCTTCAGGATCGCGTAACCGAGCCCCGCGAGGATCCCGACAATAAGCGTTATCTTCCAGAAGACGAGGTGCAGCATGACGCCGAAGATTTTAAGCGCCACGGTGGCGACAGTGATGGCGACAGCCAAAACCTTGAACGCCGTGCCGAGATGCCACAGCGCCGCACCGGCGGCTATGGTGTAGGCCGCGACCTTCGCCAGCCGCACGACCAGGCCGCTATTTTCCTTGACCCAATCCTTGAGGCCCTTGAGGCAATCCACGACGGCCTTGGCCAATTCGATGAGTGCAGGCGCCAGGGCCGAACCCACCATGAATACGTTTATCTTGAGCACGTCAAGCAGATCGCCCCATGCGTCGGCAAACGCATGGGCCGACGCAATATCCTTCGCCGTCAGGATCAGCCCAAGCTGTCTTGCCTTCGCTATCAGGGCATCATACCCCTGGATCATCGGCAGGATCATCGTCCCCGCCCGGCCGAAGAGGATCTGGGCAAGCGCGGCCCTGGTCGTCGCATCCTCCACGGCCGCCAGCCGCCGGGCGATGAGTGCGAACTGATCCTCCGGCGCCAAGCCGGCCAGGTCGGACAGCGTGAGGCCAAGCGCCTTGAACGCATCCACCGTCTCCGCCAAACCGCGTCCGAAGTCATAGACCGTTCGCTGCATCCGCTTGATGGCCATTTCAACATCTTCGATATTCGTCCCGCTTCGTCTGGCTGCAAAGGCCAGGCCGGACAATGCCTCAACGGAAAGCCCCGTCCGCTTGGACATCTTATCGAGCTGGTCACCGACCTTGGTAAAGTGACGCACGGCGAGGATTAGCGGCGCGGCGATCATGGCCCCCATCATCATCATCCGCCGGCCGATGGCGGCGATCTGTACGCCGAAGGCCTTGAGCCGCGCCGACACGGCGTGGAGGCCGCGCATCAGCGGCTTGGAGTCCGCGAAGATTTCCACAAAGGCGCGACCTGCCCTGATTGCGTTAGCCGGCGGCATCGGTCATCTCCACAAGGGCGGCGTCCAGCAGTTGTCGCAACACGCGCTTCGTCGCGCCCTTGCCGAACTGCTTGTGGGCCGCGACATAGCTCGGCTGCTTGTCGAGCGCATCGACGATGTTGCTCAGGTCGAGGCCGGAATCCTCACACCACGCGGCCACAAGATAGAACCAGTCCAGGTCGCTCATTTGTCGAATCCGCTAATCGCCCTTGACGGCGATCACGGCGTTCTTGCCGATTGTGTATAGGCCAGCCGCCGCGAGGCCGGTCGCTGTGCCCTGAATCGCCACCTGGCCGATCTGCGGGCCCATGCCGAGATCGGAACCGGCCACGAGGCTCCAGGCGCCGTAGAGGGCGAGCCCGAAGCCGACCGAAATGAACACGGCGACCTTGTTGCGGGTGGCCGCCGTCTTGACGAGGGCCTTTGCCGCCTGGGTCAGCGCGGCCGTCAAGGGCACGAGAAACGCGAGTGCGGTGAAGTCGATTTCCATGTCAGCCGCCTTTCCTGTCCTTGCCGGACGCGGCATCCCAGCGGGCAACGGCCGCGTCTGTCTGAACGTTCAGTGCATCGAGCTCGGCCTCGGTGATGTCCTCGCCGTCTTTCATGCGCTGGCCTATCGCCAGCCACTTCGAGAACATCTCGCCCAACCGTAAGCCGATTTCCAGGTACGCCATCATCTGTACGGGGTCCATTAGACTGGCTTCCTTTCCGCGGCTATCTTTGCCGCTTCCATCTCTCGTCGCAGGAAGGCGATCTGATCGGCGTAGGCGGTGGTGCTCTGCCCCAGGCTGATCGCGGCCTGCCATTGGTCGAGGGCCACCTGCCCGCCTTTGATGAGGGTTGTAATCTGTGCGGCCTCCTCGGCGGTGAACTTGCCCTGTTCGCGCAGCGCAGCCATCACGTTGACCGCGCCGTTGAAGCCTTCCCGGGCCGCGGCGAGCTTCGCCTTCGGCGACCACGGGGCATCCTGCCAGCCCCATTGAATGTCAGGTATCTGACATCCGGTCAGCGGCATCAGCATGAACAAATACAGCAGCTTCGTTTTCATGGCTTGACTCCTAGTGCCTGTCGCATCTCCGCGATGTTCTCGGCCGTTACCACGCTGGCGAACGGCTCCTCGATCATCCACGGATGAAACTCGTCTGGCGTGAACGGGCGCGATCGCTTCTTGCGATCCCGGTTGGCCTCGGCGAATTGAAACAGAACCGCCGACGTGTGATGCCACCGATCTATGCTCGCGCCTTCGTGCAGCCATAGCAGTTGCCTCAAAGTGAAGGGCCGGGGGTCAATTCCGATAACTCCGGCAAGTCGCCAGACATCACCTGTTCGACCACCTGTGAGACGTTGATGGAGTCGATCCGCAGCCCGGCCGCGGCGACGCCTGCGCTTATCAACTCCGCCTGTTTCGCCAGGGCCTTCGCCGCGTGTGTCAGGCCCCGGCAGAGGGTAAAATCCGCCAGCTCGCCCCAGAACGCATCGTTGGCGCGGAGGATCGTCGCGCCGTCCATGCGGGCGTACATATCCTCGGCGGTGATTGCCTTGGCCTCGATCTGTGAGGTGAGCAGGGCCACGATGACCCGGCCTAGCAACGCCTGATCCGTGGCCAGGCGGGTCATCGTGGGCGGGGTGCCCTGCTCGGGGGCAAGGAGATCCACGTCGCAACAATCCTTGATGTGCATGGCCGCGCCGAGGTTCAGCGCAAGCGTCCACTCATCGCCAGTCGAATCGGCGAACTTGTGCATGATGTCACCGCCTTACGTGCTGATGATTTCCCAGTCACGATACGTCTGGCACGCCGCCGTAATGTTGACGACGAGTCTGTCTTCCAGGGGCTCAGGCCGCGAGACATTGAGGATCTCGCACGTCGCGCGCGGGCCTTCGTTGCCACCGACATCCCTGTCGCCGGTCATCGCGCAGAGGTCGATGAGCGTGTTGTTCAGGAACGCATCGCGGCAGTTGTTCAGGAACTCATCATCCTTTCGCCACTGCGCCGTGATCTCGATGGAGAGGTCCTTGAGGCCGCCGCCGCGCCCGCGCCAGCCGTCATTGCCGCGAGTCGTGATGTCCGCGTCGGCCTTTTCGACCCCGACTGTCACCTCGATGACGGCTGTGGCCTCGTTCATGTCGGCCAAGGCGGTGTCCGCCGTGGTGTGGTAGTAAAGTTTGGCGTCCGCGCCAAACTGCCAAACGCTGATGTCTGCCATGATTTTGCTCCTATCTATTTCGTTACGCTGTCCCGCCACATCGCGGGCAGTTGTGGTAGGTTCAGATTCATCGCGGGCCCCATGAAAGGCCGCGCGGCCATGAGTTTCGATTCGCCCCGGTTGGGTCCGGCGGTGATCCGCACAATCCCGCCCGCCTCGATCTCGCCCGCCTGCCTCGGGCCCGCCGAGAGCGGGCCGACGACGATGCTGCGCCGGATCGTGTCGAAGCCGAAGTAGATCAATTTCTTCAGGAGGCCGGTCTGGTTGCGGGGCGGCGTGCCCGGATCGCTGCTCTTAAGGGGCCGTTTCGGGCGCGGCTTGCCGGTTCGCTTGGCGATGGCGGATTGAATCCGATAGCTCTTGCGCTCTTCGTCCGTCAGTTCCCCGATCTGCTTTTGGCGCGGCTTGCGGATGCTGCGCTTGGCGTCCCGGCGGACGAAGGCGCCGAACCTCGACAGGACTTTCCGGGTGGCCTTATCAACAGCCCGCTTGACGGCGGGCTTGTTGAAGAACATCATGCCGGATTTCATTCCGATCATGTCGATGCCCTCGGAAAGACGCTCAGGTTCCCGGCGGCGAGGGTGAGCTTTTCGTCGCCCCAGACGGCGATGATTTCGTAACGGTAGTTCGGCAGGTTGCGCTTGGCGACGGCGGCGAGCGAATCAGTGTCATCGCTGGTCAACTGCACGGTGAGCGCCACATCGGACGTGCCTTGCGTGCCGGTCACCGTGCCGAGCTGCACGGCCGTCTCCGCGCCGTTGATGTAGTTGGCGCGGCTCTTGGCCCAGAACTCCAGGGCCGCATCGGCAATCGCGTTCGATCCGGCGTAGTCGGCCGTCCAGGTCAGCGAGTTC